CTGTATCTAATACAATCTCTGTACCTGATGTTGCAGTGTAATCACCTTCATCTAGTCTAACACCATTAAGATATACTTGAACATAACCTGCATCATAGTTAACATTGAATGTAGTCTGACCTGAAGTAGCTGTATACTCCACAGAGTTCATAGTTCCGTTGATTGCTGATGCTGCTGTTACCCATCCAGAAGATGAGTATACTTTCATTACTTCAGCTGTAGTATCAAAATATAAGTCACCTACAGTAAGAGCATCGCCATCATTATCTACACTAGGTGCAGAAGCTTTAGCACCTAAGTATGTATCATCGAAAGCATCTACATAAGCTGCTGCGTCTGTAGCACTAGATGCTGCTGCAGTAGCTGATGATGCTGCATTAGATTCACTGGTTGCTGCGTTAGTCTCGCTTGTCGATGCATTAGAAGCTGAGGTAGCTGCGTTAGTCTCTGAAGTAGATGCGTTACTAGCCGAAGTAGCTGCTGCTGATGCTGATGTGCTAGCGTTAGATGCTTGAGTAGTTGCTGTAGAAGCTGAAGTGCTAGCTGATGTAGCTGAAGCTGCTGCGTTAGTCTCTGATGTACTAGCTGCACTTGCACTTGATGCTGCGGCTGTAGCTGATGTTGAAGCTGATGATGCACTAGAAGATGCTGATGTAGCACTTGTAGATGCTGAGGTAGCTGATGTTGCAGCGTTAGTCTCACTGGTTGCAGCATTAGTTTCTGATGTAGCTGCTGCTGTCTCTGATGCTGCTGCCGCTGTTTCACTGGCTGCTGCTGCAGTCTCACTAGCTGCCGCTGCTGTTTCGCTAGCCGCTGCTGCTGTTGCACTAGCTGCACAAGCCGTTTCACTACCTGCTATGTTTGATTCCGATGTAGCTGCTGCACTAGCACTTGCTGCTGCATTAGTCTCTGCAGTTTCAGCATTAGTCTCCGCAGTTTCTGCTGCAGTTTTTGCAGTCTCAGCTGCTGCTTGAGCCGCTTGAGCTGCTACCTTAGCTGCTTCAGTATCTGCAATTAGAGCATCTAAATCATAACTATCTGCAATGACAGCTGATGTAGCAATTCCGTATCCTCTATCTATACTCATAATCTGTTCCTATGGATTATATATTCTTCTACGCATAGCCTTAACAGCCAGTGCTAGTCTTTGCTTCTTAGTTAGTTTCTTTGCCTTAGCCATTATTTCCTCCTTAACTTAATAGAAAGCCCCATCCGAAGATGAGGCTCTGTGGTTAAATTAAGAAGTCATTTCTTGAATTGAACCAGGGCGTAAAGTCTTAACGCCATACACTGTATCAGCAGTGAATAGGTCAGCTAGTTTCTCTTGCTTGTATTGAGTTTGAGTTCTAACTGATTGCTGTGTAGCTAGTACAAGTGCATCCTTCTGGAACAAGAAAGCCTTCTCGGTAGAACCAGTACCAACCTGTGTAGACATGTAAACAGGGATACCATAGATTTGACCGATACGACCAGTCTTAATTGCGTTACCATCACCTAGGAACTGTTGCTCAGTAAATCTAGGCTCTGACATTAGAGCTGTCATACATGATGGAGTTACAACTAGAACTCTATCATTAACAGGAACATCTGCATCGTTAAGTGTTTCGATAGCACCTAAGATAGATACATCCCAGTCAGTAACAGAAGTAATAACTGTGTTACCACCAGTAAGTGCAGAAGCACCATCTAGCTCAGTAATGATTGAAGAGTCTACTTGCTTAGCTAGTGCATAACCAGCGTCATCAGTGTAGAACTTACGCATTGAATTGAGAGCTTGCATCTCTGCAATATCTTCAATATACATTGACCATTCATAATGCTTATCGATAACGATAGAATCTGTTCCAGCGTTATCTGTGATTGCTGTTACATCTGTGTTTGCAACTTTAGCATTCGCAGCGTTACGATTTGGTTTAGGGATATTAATCGTATCACCTTTCTTTCCTTGGTGGTTTAAGTTAGTTACTAGGTTAGCAACAACAAGGTTAGCTTTATATGTAGCAATAACCTCATCGGACCACAACTCAGGAACGAAATTAGAAACGACACCAGGGTTAGTCGAGGCATTATAAGTGCCGACATTCATAGTAGCCATTTTATTTTACTCCTTAAAATGATTATAGTATTATTTAACCCTCCCTTCAGCATAAGCGGCATAAATATCGTCTGCCATAGATTCATACTTAAGAGGGTCTGTCATCTTAAGCCTGATTAAATCAGACCTTTTGTAGGTTTTCTTCCCACTTGTTGAACCTGAAGAAGCTCTTGATTCAGCTTTACCAGCCTTCAATGCTCCTTTTCTTTTTGCTTCTTCTGCTTGATTAACTTCTTGCGTCTTATTAATCATTGCTCTATCTTTCCAGTTAGAGATTAATTCGTTAGCTGCATCAAAGTTATAAGCATCAGCTGCTTGGAAAAGTTGCTGACGAATCTTACTTCCTTGAACCCACTCCTGAAAATCACTATTAGATACTATATCTGCATAATCAGGGTGTGCTGCTTCCAGTTGTGTCTTAGCTGCAGTCTGTGCCTGCTGTGCTTGAAAACGCTGAAACTCTTGAAACTTAGGATGGTTCTCGATTGCTTTATTGACCGCTGCATTAGGGTCATCAAAGAAATCTGTAGGTTCTTCCTGAGTTTCTTTTGGTGTAGATTGTGCTTGACTATTGCGACTTAATTCAGCTTGAAGGAAACTATCCGAAAGTTTTCTTAGCTCTCCAACTTCTTGAGCCTTACGACCCAATTCTTTTTCGAGATTCTGATAACTCTCTATAATTTCTGAAACATCCTTACCAGCAAACTTATCAGGTACGCTTGATTCAGCCACGGAGGATTCAACTTCTGTTTCTGTTTCTATTGTGTCTGTGTCTAGTTCCTCAGCTGCCTCAAAGGTTTCAACTGCGTCGTTTGTTGTTGGTTCGATTGTTGCTTCAATTTCTGAAGCAGTCTCTTGTTCTGCGTCTACTACTATACTCATATTGTTCTCCGCCCCTTAGGGTTATGAAGTTTATAAAATGGCAGAGCTAGATGTCTAGTTCTTCTGCCGCTGCTTTAGTTGTATCTTCTAATCCAATCATCTGTCTTAGAATTGACAACTGACCCCTAGCGAACCAAAGGTCTTTTTCACTTTCCACTGAATCTAAATTATTAGTTAGTTGCTCGAGAGTTTTTAGTTCTTCTACTAGCTCTCTCCAACCATCTTGTTCTATTAGATTTATTCTATTGTGGTAAAACTGTTTGTCTTCTTGCGTTAGCATAATTTAAAGCTGTCTCCGATTGTAAGTGCTGAATCTCTGGAATATTTCTCAAGGTCTCTGCTTGGGTATTCTCTGCTTCAACTCTCATCTTCTCGATGTTAGCTAATTCTTTCTGTAACTTAACTAATCTTTCTTGTATATCTATTTCATTAGGCTGTTTCATTCCAGCTTCTGCTGCATTCTTCTGAGCCTTAGTCATCTCTTCTTGTGCTTCAGCTAGTGTCTTCTGGATGTCAGCTTTCATTTGTTCCATCTGTAATTGATGATGATACTGTTGCATCTGTTGTGCTTCAGGATTAGGTTGCATACCTTGCATCAGAGCATTTACTATTTGGTCCCTATTATGGATACTAGAATTCTGGAAGATTGCTAACAAGAGGACATTGAAAGCTGGAGAATCTTTCGGAATTGACTGTAGCATAGAGACCATTTGCTGCATCTCTAGTTCTTTAGCCATAATACCCATAGTAGAGAAAGGAACAAACTTGTAATCTACGACAGGATATCTGTCTACATCAAATTGTATCTTTCTCCATAACGCCTTATTAATCATAGGAATAAGGAATGTATTCTGGAAATTCATTAATGTACGCTTCTGGCGTTTAATACTAGCAGATTGCATCATAGACATACCACCAGCTGTGGCTCTGTCTGGTGCATTACTTACATCTGCAGCACCTGTACCCATCTGAATCATATTCTGTAGAGTGGATACTTGATTATATGTATGGTTATCTGTTTGACCTAAGTTCAAAGGCATTACTGCATTTCTTGGGTCACCATTAGTAAGAATAGTCTTGCCTGGTCTTACTTCTAACTTAATTCCTCTAGGTAATCTAGTAGCATCTGCAGCTACCATAGGTGTAGTAGTCAATGCTAGAGAGTCAATCCTTGCTCTCATCTCTGCATCTAGTGCTTTCTGTGGATTATATCCTTTCTCACAGACACCAC